CATAGATGTTGCTGTGGTATGCCAAGCGGCGCTTCTGCTTGCGTGCGATCTCCTTATCAGAGTCAAGACCAGTGTTCCAAAGAACGCTGTTGTATTCTGACACGGGATCGTCTTTACCGAGAGTCGTAAGCGACTTCTCGATGTACCAAAGACCTGTTGGTCCTTGGAATCCATGGTCCCAGATGCGAACGAAAGGAATGTCCTCGTTTGCCGGAGCAGGAAGGAAACGAATCACAGCGTATCCGTTACCAGCCTTATCGACGGTAGGCTTCCAATATTTGCCCTCATCGGGATCTGAATAGGTGGTGTTTTGTTTAGCAAGTTCTTTAGTGAGCTTCTCGAAAGAAGAGCTGGAAGAACGCTTAAGGTCTGCAAATGACATAGTTATCTCCTATATGTCGGTGTGTTTCGAAGTATTTAGATTGCAGCGAACTGCAACTGTATTTATCATGAAATAAAGACGTCCTTGACAATTTTTCTACACCTGAATACATCATAATGAAAGAACGGCTTATACTTCAGCAGCTTCTTGTGGATGCTGGGCCATAGGACTGTATCCTCAATCTTCTTGTTCCAATGACCGAAGAACCCGAAGATATCGTTGAGGATAATCACCGTCTCGATAGAAATCTCTCGACGAAGATATTGTTTCAACAGATAGGGATGCTGTCCATTTTTTACTATAACATTATCGTTGAAATTTGTACATAGTTTTTTCATATCTTGTTCAAAGATATAAGAAAGAGACTGCTGTCTCTTCAACCATTCATTGTACACTTTCTCTGAGTCATCGCTGAACAGATCGCCTATCCATTTCAGATCGCCGTCTACAAAGTTGGCAACCAGATATTTGAGTGGATCTTTATGTTTTGACAGCTTATAGAACTGATACTTGTCCTTACGCACATCAAAGCTAGAAGGCTTTGCTCCTACTTTGCCATTGTATTTGATGTAGTCGTAACTGTCTGTTGTGAAGTGATTTTTAAGGGCGAGAAAGGTGGTATAGCTCTCGAATGGGCTCATACTGGCAACTTAGCCCTCTTTGGCAAGAAGTTAAGATCTTCTGCTTCGTCTTGTAGACGAGCCTTGATACGAATGTTACTGCGAATGATACTTGCAGCAGCCTCGATCTCGATGTTATTCTTTTCGCAATAGTGGACGACGGCATCCATATAATCTAAGTTATAATTAGAAACCAATCGTTCAATTTCTTTAATGAACTTTTCAGAAGTCAATGCTTTCGTTGAAATGACGTCGTCCACCATAATATCATCCTCTATAAAAAATATGTGCACCGATCTTGGTGGTGCGATCAAATACTCTACCCCATGAAGGGCTTACGTAATCTGCGTGGTAAAACTTTGCTCCTCTTGTTACGTCACCGTAATTTCCGAGATACACGTGTTCGGCGATTTCTTTGGCTTTTCGATATGCGCCTGCATCAGCTATTCGCTTTCCTCCCTCACACTTCCATGAAAATTGGCATACGCGCGCAGTTCTCTGATTGATAACTCCACATGGTGTGCTAGGGAATCTTTTATCTTTAGCGCGGTTCAAAACAACATTGTTTACCGCAATCCTACCTTTATAAGGTTCATGACCCGCTTCGAAGTATGTATTCTCGGCCATGCATTGGATTTGTTTTTTGTCGTGAGCACTGAGATAAACAGGCTTCTTTACGACTTTTTCTTTTTCGATTACCTGAACCACTGGGACCTTTACGATCTTGACTTCAGGTTCTTTCGTTGGAGTAGCCAAAGCCACACCTGTTACTGCAATGATACCTATGACAAAGCCTTCGGCCCAGCGTAGATACGGATAATCTTTTCTATTTTCGAAAAGTTTCATGTTCTTCCTCTTAGTCTCAATGACTTTGGCAAACAGAGACTACTTTACAGGCATCCCAGCCATATAGTTTTCTGCCGCTATAAGAAGATACACAAGAGAATAACGAAGTATCTTCCATCCATTTCCCTCTTACTGGAAATGCAAAATCATTAGTGTTTTCGTCGGTGGCATCCGAATGATGCCGCTTTCTAGCCATCTAAGACTTGAAGTTTTGCAAGAGTCAATGGAGGATTTCAACCTCCGTCGTGATATTTTATTTATACTTACACCAGCGTTTTTTCTGGTGACTCGTAGCACCAGCGATTCAACTGGTAGCAAGTGGCCCGTTCTGTTCCAAGGTGGAGCCATACCCGTGTAGATCATGCCGCTAGGCGGATATCTGCAAAGCTATCGTTATCGTTAGCATTTATGTTTAGTGGCACTTTGCCAAGCAATCAGTCTCAAACCGCCTTATTCTGTCCCAGTCGATCCTAGTTCGCCCCCATCATCTATACTGGCTGCTACCTGCACTTCTCACCAGATGCTTTTCGGGCTGCAGTCCCTAGGTAACCCCGTGGCGTTCTTGGTGCCAGTATAGATGGTGGAGGCGGCGGGTACTGCCCCCGCGTCCTCGGCACTTTTATCGTTGATTGTCAACAACTGATATTCTATTTATACCCCAACGGGCTTTAATTGTACATGCTTAATTGCACCAAGATTGCTTTGCATCACCAAAATATGCACGCGCAAAACCGTTCTTGATAAGAAGATCTCGAAGGCTCATGCCGTCAAGGAGAATATCTCCAAGAACACGACCACCGAACTTATCCCAATCGTACAAAACAACCTGATGCTTCTTTGTAGATTTGATTACCAAATTGGTGAATTCACTGGATTGTTCGCCACGCTTCTTCTCGCTCTCACACTTGGCACGAAAGCTCTTTTCAGGTGTATCGACACCAAAGATTCGAACACCGAGCTCAGGCTTAAGAGGAGCTGGTAGGTATGGTGCGGTAATGACAATCGTATCACCATCAATCGCACGGACAATGGTAGTATCATACGTCACACCTGTAGGCGTCTTCTGCGCGATAGCTGGAGTTGCCAGCATCACAAGTGCTAGCGCAATAAAATTCTTCATATATTATTCCTTAGTTACAACGGGTTTCCCAATAAACGTAGCGTTCTCCACGATACCATTCGGTAATCTGCTCGCGAACACAATAACGTCTATCATATCTATAATCAGGCGGGTAATAGCGGATTTCGTTGTATGGCTCATAATCTCTTTCTCTCTCGCGATCCCTCTCGCGATCTCGATTACCCGAGCTCAGAGCACCAACTACAACACCTCCAATGATAGCGCCGCAAAGCCAGCCACAGCCAGCTTTACGACGCTCTTGCTGGACATGGTCGCGATTTCGATCTCGACGATGATCAGCAAAGGCAGGAGTAGAGATTAACATACTACCGACAACTAAAGATGCAATAAGTTTCTTCATATTAGAACTCCTCATCAATATCTGCAAACATCACTCGTTTTCTTGGATCGCCAGCGGCAATGCATCGAGTGAGTGTCAGCGCTTCTTTGTAATTCTTCGTATGGAACATCACCGGGAAGACGATCTCTTCGTTCTCCTCGGTTTCGAAAGACATGCCTACAAAGTAAGTACCATTTTCTTCTACCATTCACTTATTTATTCGTGGTAGATTTTTCCTTCTCGAGCTTCTTACGCTTGCGATTACCGAGCCAGAAGAGACCGACAAACGGACCTGCTACGACTACTATACCAAGTGCAAGCGGCCACAACAACGAGCAAATAAAGATAATCCAAAACAGACCGACCTTTTGATCTTCATCCCAATCGAGTGTGCCGAGAACATACACACCAATTGCAATGAGCAAAATAGCAACAATTAACCATAACCACATATTAAGCTTCCTTCCTACCAAACTTCTGACCAATTTTGAAGATGCCGATCAAAGGCAAAGATATCGGCCAAGTAAGCGCAACGACGACTGTTCTCAGGATATAACCAACAACCCGATCATCATCCACCTGCTGACCTGTTTCACCGTAACGCTTAGGATCACGATAAAACAGAGTCTTATAACTCATGCCTGCATAGAACGTCCGTCCTAAAAGCAATGCAATAAAACCATATAACCAAAACATAACTTAACTCCTTACCTTTACATAACTAAACGAATCATAACCTGCATAACCATCTGCCCACTGATTGCGAGCTTGTTCTTCGAACTCGATGGATTCTGCATTCTCCTTAAAGTATTGCTTAGCTGCAATACCAACAGAGTAGTCATCTTGAGCCTGGATTTCAAAGTAACCTGATTGCCAAACTTTCTTGAACTGAACCTTATAAGTCTTGAGCTTCTTGAGTTTCTTGATCTTATCCTTCGTAGAACCAGGCTGACTGTTGAGGATCTGATTGAACTTACTCTCGCTAAGAAAAGCAAGAGGTCCCCACGATTCGACAGAACGACTCTTAACTTCAAACATTCCTATCCTCCGCATTCCATTTAAAATGATTTCGAGCATATACAATCGCAAGAGCAATGCTCATTGGAATCAGGCCCCATGTTTGACTGGCAATAATCCATGTCACCCATAGGACCTGATTCGCAAGACCGACTGCCCACGCCCGAGGATGATTGTTACCCGCCAGCAATGTCATCCAAATGGTAAGGCATGACATTAGCCATGGCAGGTAAGTTACAATCATGCTGCGTCTGCAAATTCGATGGCAGTTTCCAATGCCTTCGTCTTGAGGTTCTTGTTCGAACCGTACCAAGCAGAAGTCATACGATTATCTGCATTACGACCAATCATGTGGTCAGTCATGAAGGTAACCGCGTTGAAAGCCTGCCACCAGCTACCTTCGCCAAACTCGGCACCAGGTTGTTGGTCCATGATTTCGAGAGCGATACCAGCATTCTTGCTGAGATCTTTCTTCGAACCAGTGACAGGGAATACACGCTGGAAATACTCGACGATGTTCTCGTCAGTGTAGCGCTTCGAACCAAGATAAGCAGCCATTTCCTTGTACTTCGCAAGCTTTTCCTTGGCAACACCGAGTGTTTCTTTGACAACGTCACCGTCAAACTCGCGGCGATGGCTAACCTTGACGATCTTGCTCGACTGGCTGTTGAGCGAGAGAGTCAGAGTGTTGTTGCAAACAACGCGAACTGGCGTGAAGCGGACATCGATCGACCAACCATACTTATGCGGATTGGTGAAGAGCAGGTAGGAATCGACCTGATCGCCTTTGAACAATTCGAAGGAATCCTTCACCTTTGCCAAGGCCCAAACAAGCTGACCATCGCGAAGCGAACCAGCGGTGTGCATTTCCATCTCACCGGCTGCAACGAAATCATTGAAGAATTCGAAGGCTGATTCGTTCTGATTAGGAACCCAATCGTTAGTGATCACGTCGAGGATCTTGTTGTCGACGTCACGAACCAGAGCGGAGTGACCGATGTCGACTTGCTTGCCACCAATATCGGCGAAAGCAGGAACTGGATTGACCTTCCAGTCGAGGTTTGCTGCCTTCAGCATCTGATTCGGAGTGAGGTCGTTCGAGACCTTCGTGCCGAGGTGATGCCAAGGTGTTTCTCCTGCATAAGCCATCGAAGCCTTGCCGTCGAGAAATTCAATCATATGTGCCATAATATAGTTTCCTTTTTCAATTTGGTAATACCATTCTACCAAAGAATGGCTTATTTGTACATGTTTATTTTAAAATTATTCAGCCGAATCAATCAGTGCGACTGTACCAGCGATAAAGATGGAGAGACCGATGAGGCCTTGTACGGCGAACTGAAGAAAGCTTGCATCTTCAGGAACACACATAATCATCAGACCGGCGAAAACTGCTACGTACTTCAACATTTTTTCTTCCTTCATCATTATAGGTCCACCTTACCAAAGTTTTGATAAAATGTACATGCTTATTTTTCGATAAAATCACAAACTAGCTGAAAAAAATCGTCTGGCTTTTCGTCTTCGAGAACCATCAGATAGTCACGGACATCTTCTGTAACGCCGTGCTTGGCAAAATATGCAGCGACTGCTCTCTCAACAGTCTCTCTGCCAAAGTAGGAAAAGGCAAGAATAGAACTACTCATACATCATCCTCCATCTGTTCGACCATGATCTCAATGATGCGTTCGAAGTCATCATCTGGATGCAGCATGTAGTCTGCAGAGATATCACCATACATCTCAGTGCAAGTCTTCATGGTTTCAACACCATGCGTTCCACCGAGGGCTTCATAGATGAAATCAAATGGATCATCTTGAGCGAGGATGTATTCAAATAAGCGAGTCATAATATTTTTTCCTTCTTGATTATAGTTCCACCTTACATTGTTTTCGAAATATTGTACATGTTTATTGTCAAAAAAAATGCGACCGAAGCCGCATTTTCTTATCCGTACATTTGATGGTAAGATCGAACCAGATCGACCGCTTTCTCAAGGTAGTTTTGAGGTCGTTCCCTAAACACTTGTGCCTCGAGAGAATCATCGACACCAATGATGATAACGATGTCCTTCACTAAGATGCCTGTCATTTCCCATAGCATGTATGCATAGAGACTGGCTTGCATGAAGTAACCTTCGATCCATTCCTTACGCTTGAGTTTAGACGAAGTCTTATAGTCGATGATCGACAGACGGCCGTCGTAGTCTGCTATCAGGTCGCATGAACCTGCTAGCTTCAGATGATCAGAGAACAGAGTGCATTCTGTGGCTCGGATCATGTCGACCTTGTCGTCAAGGATCATCTTGATCTGACGGAACATCATCATGTTATGAGGCATCGACGTATCGATGTCATGACCTAACACATAGTTCTCACACATGGTATGGATGTTAGTTCCACGAGTGGCAGCCCGAGATGAAACTCGAGCTGCTTCGTCCTCGCCTACTCTTTTCTTCCAAGCTTCAAGGGCAGATTTATCAGTCATCTTACCGAGGACGGCGGTGACAGACGGATATCTCTTCCCTTCTGGCGTCTCATAGAGACGTGTTGGACCATCTATCCTTTGCAGCT